CCCAGTTGAACGAGCCTGCAAATCCACCAATGCTGGTTGATACTGCTGGGACTACATTCGTAGCGTCGATCTCATTGACCTGAACGCCTGGTGATACTTGAAATGCCATCGCTTTGTCCTCTATGTTTGAGTTAGTTAATATGTTTCATAATACGAATATTCAATGGTATTATTTATAATAATGAATATCCTATCACTAATGATCTGTATTATCGTTCTTTTTTGTTGGATTACTTACTAAAAATAATTGATTTGGATGTACTGCAACTCTTAATTGAGTCATAAGTTTTCTATTTACTAGCATTTCGGATGCTGTATCTTTCTCAGTTAATCCTAATTCAATTGTATATTTTTTATTATTAAATGTAATACCATGTTCTATAACTGGTCTTTTATCAAATGGTTCTAAACCTCTCATTGGTTCTGATATATCAACAATATCACTCTCAAATGTATATTCGTTCTTCTTCCATCTGACTCGATCACCATCGATCTGCATTTGATCAACATGAAGCATACTAGCAGAAGCTGAATTACCAGTATCAAATTTAGCTCTGACAGGGTTATTTTCCATACCTTCAAAAACAATAGTTTCGATATAACCTACCTCTTGTCTCATTAAAGGTCTACGTTGTCTTTCAGCTGAATACACTTTTATGATACTTTCAAGAGTTTGTTCATCTGTAATTTTCTTTGTTGGATTACCATCTTCATCATATCCCATAAAATGAGAGCGAATACCAGGTGATCCATTTACCTCTAATATATAAAAATCTTTTCCAACCTTACAATGATCAACACCACAATAAGAAGCACCTACACTTCGAGCGGCATTAATAACTAATTCTTTTTCTATTTTTGAGAGTTGGTATGGTCTTGTGTCGGCACCTAAGTGAACATTATTCCTAAACTCTTTATCATTTACCTTAATTCTTTCTGCAGAGCCAATAATTTTATTATTCACAACCAGAGTTCGTATGTCTGATTTTAATTCAAAATATTCTTGGATTAATAAATCAGCATTAAATTTCCACAATGACTGACAAACAGAAACAAGAGAAGCCATATCATTTACCTTTGATACACCAACACCCTGTGTTCCTTTGAGTGTTTTTATAATAACAGGAAATTTACCACCAATATTATCGTGAGCTTGTTCAATACTTTTTACATTATTTACAATTGATGTTCGTGGGACTGATATATTATTTCGTTCTAATGCAATAATATTGGACATTTTATTGTCACAGACCAACATTGATTCCAAATCATTTACTAGGAAAAAGCCTAATGTTTGTAAAGAGGAGACTAGTGCTTGTGATGTAAGTGTTTTAATCGCACCTGCTCTGACAAAAACCAATGAATTCTCTACCTTAATTACTATATCGAGGTCCTTACCATTAATGTTTCGTATCTTAACCTCACCAATTTCAATATCTTTAGAGGCAATATAAGCTTCACTTACATCAACCATTGTTGTTTTCATATTATATTTTTTAGTGACTTTCTGAATTAAATCCGCAAAGGTTCCTTCCTCGTCTCCTAGCCCAAGGATAACTACATGCAAATCTTGCATTTGTATTGGCTCTTCTTGTGGAGCCTCTTTTAAAAATTCCGTGAACTTTTCCATTCTGCCTCGAACCATATATTACCGTCTTGGTCTTTAGTATATTTATCCTTTTCGTAATTACCACTTTCCACAAAGCCAAATGGTAACATATCGTCTTGGATCGCCTTTAATCTTTCCTTATATAACATATCCTTCATATCAATATTAGTTAAACTCTGGAATATATCCGTAGAGGTAAACCAACCAAACATAACTAAATTCATCATTAAATCATCATGATTCCCAGCACTTGCCTCAAATGAATTACCTCTACTAATAAAAGTACTCATTTCGACTATTGTCTGTGCATCATGTATTAATATTTTGCCCTGTTCAACTAAATCTTTGATACCTGAACAACCAATACGTTTTACTCTTCTTGTCATGGTCGCACCAAGAGCATTTGCCTTGACACTTGATTCCACAAACATGTTTTCGTATTCTAAATCATAGTATAAACCATTACAAACAACACCACCTTGGTCATTGCTTTCTATTACTACATATGCATCATTATAAGTCCTAGCATATTTGTATATAATATCTGGTAAGAGCATTGGAGATATATTATTATCTCTGAATACTGCAACCTGTTCAAATGGTTGTTTACTTACATCAATGATTGTAAATGTACTGTAATCCTGATTTCGCCCTTTTGAGACATCAACAGTCATTACATATTCATGTTCCTTTTTAGGTTGTACATATATAAAAACATTCTCTTTATAAAATTCTGGGTCTTTACTCTTTTGTGCTAATAAATGATTTGCACTAATAAGTGTATTACCTCTGCCGTGGAATGTATTACCAAACTCCTGTTCAAATTGTAACTCAGAAGTATTGTTTATAGTTTCCTGCTTCCACTTCTCATCTCGTCCTGGTACATCCCACCAATCAACACGAAATGGTTTAAATTCATTTGTTCCTTGTGAAGCTCCTTCCCATAATTTATGGTATATATTACCTATACCATTTGCTGTCGATGTAATCACAATCTGTGTATCTTTACCAGCAGATACAACAGGATATGTTGATGTATAAAACTGTGCATCATTCTCAACAAATGCAAACTCATCTAAAAACAATAAGTTAATAGATAAACCACGAATAGAACTACCAGAAGTAGCCGAAGCTAGTATCTTTGAGTTATTACTAAACTCGATACTACCTTTATTTAAGGCCTTACATCCTGGCTGTAAAAAGAATGGTAAATTTTCTAATGCAAGAGTTATCCTTGCCAACATCTCTCGTGCAACAGCACCTTTGTTTGCCAATATTGCTATGGTTTTTTCGGGGTGAAATACCGAATACCACAACAAATACACAACAGATGATATTGATTTACCACTTTGTCTACAAGCTAAAACAATAGAAAATCTATTATCTTTAAAGTGATTAAACATTTTCTCTTGGTATGGATATAGATTAAATGGTACTAATCCATCATCAAGTGAAATAATTTTCACATAATTCTTCGCGAAGTATGCAGGATCCTGCATGCACTTCTGATACTCTAGGATCTCTTCCTTTGTAAAAGAGGTTTCGACTCCGTCTCTTTTTACATTTGGATTACCTAGGTAACCAAACTCATTGTTCTTGACTCTCTGCATCTATTACATTATCCTTGTTTAATAACATTCTTTGCAAATCAGTAGTACTACCAACAAAGACATTATTATTTGTCACACTTTTAGCTTCTTCTCGTTCCTCTTGGGTCAAGTCTCTTTTTTGTTTTTGTAAATTCATTAACTTCTCTGTGGTATCACCAATATTTTTTATTGTTTGTGATAACACTTCAAAAGCTCTTGGGTGTTCTGATTCACGAGCTAATTCGGCCAGAACATCCATTGATCTTGTGCCTGTAAAAATTAAATCTTTATATGTTTTACGAGAAAATTCATAATCATCCTTAACGTCTTTATCTATGTTTATAGGTCTATTTTTTTCTACAGATGGCAAATTCTTTTCGAGGCTTGCCAGCATCTTTTCTTTTTTATCCATTATTCGGTACCATCCTGTGTTATGGTTGTAGTTACTGTATAATCATCTGCATCATCACTAGCACCTACAGTAAAGTCCATTTCTTCAAATAAAGCAGTTGTAACATCTTTATCATGGAAATCAATATTAACCTCTCGTATAATATTTGTATCTGCAGTAGGACCATAAAATTTCATCTTCATTGTGAAATCTAATTGATATATTAATACTCTTCGCTCTACAAAATCACCCTCGTATTGATCGTCTATTTGTACACCACCTAGTATCACAGCTACATCTTGCTTGTGATTAAATCCTGAAACAGGAGTTATTGTTACATTATATTCTGGTGAGAAATAAGGTAAGATTTGTTCTACTATTTGAAGTCCATCATCTTGATTTTTTGCCATAATATATAATGACATTTGAATATCATATGATGTAAAGTGTTTGATTGTTTTCTTTTTAGTAACATCAGAGGCATGCGTTTCGACTATTTGATTTCTCTTTGCTAATTTCTGTGTAGTGTCTAATGTAATACCTGTAATTTCAAAAGCCATTCTTGGTAATTTAATAGCCATGCCCGCATCAAAACCAGTCTCTTGATCTAACCTTGCTAAGAATTTTTGTTTAGGGCCATAGGCTAATGGAACGCGTATTTGATTTAAAACACTACCATCAGATGCTTTTCGTATAACTTTTAAATTATTAAACAGTGTACCAAATACGGCCACTGATTTACGCATTGTTGCGTGATAGAAATGATCTCCAAACATTAGTATGTCTCCGATGGATCACCAAATGGATTTGACTCACTAAAGTCAATAAATCCATCAGCATCTAATTCAAAATCAATATTTTGAGCAGCTTCATCTGTTGCCCATGCTTGACCTGTGGTATCTGTTAAATCACTATATATTGTAGCAATAGTACCAGTATATCCAGATGTTAATCCTGTTATTGTACCACCAACGGTAAAGTCTTTTGCTGTGGTAGTACCAGAGGCACCAATATTTGATACAAATATTTTACTTAATATATCTGATGTTTTAGTTCTCTGTTGAACCTCACCAAATACTTTGACTGCAGGAGTATCACCATCAGCAGCCACAAGAACTTGTTCAATTGTTTCTCCTACCTCAAAATGATTACCACCTGTAATTGTAATATCCATAGGAAGTTGATAAGCGACTTTTGCTGTTGCATCATCTACGACTGTAATACCTGTATCAAAGTCCTCATCATTATATTCAAATAAGTTACAGGTAAGTCTATAAACTGGTAAATTTGAGAGCTGATAAAATGGTTGATCATCTTCTACAAATGATATTTCAAAAAATGAATTAGTCATTGGTAAGAAAATTAAATCACCTTCTTGTGGTCTTGGATCTACTGTATTATCATCAAAAACACCAACTCTTGTATCCCATCTTCTGCGTGATACTATAAAAGTAGCTTCATCTCGTATTTCTAAACCAAATTTGGAATATAAATCACCTGATCCCTCGAATCCTTCATTATTCTCAATATACATCTCTAAAAGATATGCATCGTCGAATGTCGATGCTGGATCTTCATTTAATACATTATCACGATTGACAAGAGTACGTGGAATGTAATAGACATCTTGCCCATATATTTGGAGTGATTCGATTATCAGGTCTTCGTAAAGGTTCTGTTCAGATTTTACGGCCTGAGAAAAATATACATTTCTCGGCATGTTTTATCCTGTCATGAAGTCGACTGGTTGTTCCCAATTCAATCTTGCTT